AGAAGGGCCGGGGGTTAGGCTTTGACACCTAACGTGCACCTAATAACCCGTGGCCAGGTGGTAGATGAGGTACCCCATTGCCCCGCCCAAAAGGGCCGCTAGGGCCGCCGCGGCCCACGGGCGCCTTCGGGCCCAGGCCAGAAACTGCCCCGAGATGGTGAGGCCTGTCCGCCGGACCGCCAGGATCTCCACCAGCGCCAGCCACACGGCTAAGCCGCCCAGGAAGAGGACCCACCACCACAAGCCAGCTAGGGCAAGCCCCAGCCCCAGGGCCAGGAACATCACCACCACACCCCACGGAAAGGCGCTCATACCCTCAGCTCCGAGTACTCCCCCGCCCAGCGGATGATGTCCGCCACGTAGGCAGGCGCCCTTTCCCCTTGGCGGAAGGCCGTAGGACCCCGGTAATAGGCGTGAAGGACATCGCACCAGGTGGAGAACTGGCCCTTCAACCAGGCCAAGTAGCGGATGCCGGCGGCCGTGGCGTACTGCACCCGGGCGGGGAAGGGCATGTTGAGGAGGAGCGTGGGATCCATGCCCACCTGACGAAAGGCGCAGGGCTTGACCTGAAGCGGCCCTATCTCACTGCCCGAGGCGCATTTCGCCCCGTTCTGGCTGATCTGAAGGGCGTAGGCTACCCGGTCCACGTGGGGGTTGAAGGTGGACTCCCGCCGGGCCACGGCCACCACCAGGTCCACGGGAACCCCCATGCCTTCAGCCTGGGCCAGGGCCCCGGCCACCACGTGGGCAACGCTGCGCCCCCCGCACTCCCCACACGTTTGGCGCCCCAAAGCAGGGTTGGCCTCCAGGATGCGGGCGTAGATGCGGTCTATGAGGTCCCACCGGCCCTTGTCCAGGGGGGGAGGGCCCGGGGGCGGATAGGGGCAGTCCGGCGTTGGGGAGGAGGAGCCCCCGGGCTTGGTGGCCCTGGTCGTGCCGGCCCTTCCAGCGCCTGCGAGGAGGGCTATCCCACCCAGGAGGCCTAAAAAGACCAGGGCCTTATTGGATCTTACGCTTGGCATCTTCGGCCCCCCTGAAGGTCCTACTGATGCGCTTCCTGCCTCGGTTTAGGGTCAGGTAGCCGCCAGCGTAGTACCACGCGAAGGCGTTCAGGTCCCCGTAGCGCACCGCAGTGCCCACCACTTCCCCCGCCACGTGGTGAAAGGATTTACGGGCCCCCGGGGCTACGGTGGCCCCGGGTTGAGGAGTGGGAGTCGCAGGGGGAAGGACCAGGCTTCTGGCACGCACGGTAGGCACCATCACGGCCCCCAGGTAATCTCCCAGTACCCGATGAATAGCTTATGCAAGTTGTCCTTAGTGAACTCCTGGCCGGCATCAAAGACTAAGTTGACCGTGGGCACATAGAATGTCCTCATTCCCGCCATGAGCACGGCACTTCTTATGGTCATTAAAAACTCATTGGTTTGCGCAAGAACTGACGCCCTTCGGCTCCGCCCGGATGGAGGTTCAAACGTTAGTGATTTGTAAAACGGGTTAGCTGTGCCACCGATGTCGTTCGTTGAGTGTATGTACTGCAAGGGGGCGGCGTTTGACGAAAGGACTAAGTGGCTGATAGGGTAGGTGCTAATGCCGCTACCTTTTGCAAGGACTTCCGCAACCAGTAGATCACCTTGGCGGCTTTGGGTGCTCGTCGGCAAAGCTATTCCACTATAGTTGTGGTAAGTGCTGTTTCCGTTCTCAAACCTCCCCGTTAGCAAAAACTTTGCCGTTCTAACCCCAGGTCCGTCGCCGCCAATGTTTACGGATACATCTTGCGGCGATGTGGGAGACAGGGCAACCTTGTACCGGTAAATCAACCTTAACCTCTGGTCTGTGGCCAGCGTGAGTACAACGGGGTTACCTGAGCCATCTCTGAACAACTCGCGCGTCATGAGGGGGCCGTTGTAAGAGCTTACTGGCGAAAAGCCCCACTCCGTCAGGTTGCGCCCGCCCACCTGGGCCTCGGTGAACTCAAGGACGCGGCGGATGTTGTACTCCCCGTAGGTTGCCAGGGCTTCTATTGCGTTGGATTCCCCGCTTGGTACGCTGTTCGTCCTCCTAGGGCTACCTGAAGTCCCAATCTCGTTGGCCAGCTGGGTCTGGGAAGGGTCTGGAGCCGTGGAGCCCGTTCCCACGGCGGCGTACTGAGAGGAGCCGATAAAGCCGTACTGGGGGATGAGTAAGTCGTAAAACTGAGTCAGAATCAAGTTGTGTTGCTCCCCTTCCCTCTCGGGAACCCATATTTTGGCTTTCCCTTCACCTCCGGGGCCAAAGGAAAGCTTCTCCCGGTACCGCCCCACCTGCCAGTGAAGCCACTGGGGCCGTATGCGGGCGCCGATTTCCAGGGGCGGGGGAAGGATGGGCCGTACCACTATCCTGGGGATTACGATTCGCTTCTCCATGCTTCACCTCACACGTAGTAGTTCCAGGCCGTAGGCGCGGTAACCGAGGCCGAAGCGGCAACGTCCACGCCTCCGTTGTAGACCACCACCACCAGCGGGTAGTTCCAGGCCGTGGGGGCGGCAACTGATGCCGAAGCCGCCACTTCAGTCCCGAGGTCTTTGATGACCACGATGGGGATGTAGTCCCAGGCCTCCGGGGGGCTCATAGTGGCCGAAGCGGCCACTTCAGTCCCGAGGTCTTGGATGACCACGATGGGGATGTAGTCCCAGGCCGTGGGCGGGCTTATACCTCCCGAGGCCGCCAGTTCCACCCCCACGTCCTTGGTGACCACGATGGGGATGTAGTCCCAGTCCACTGGGGCATTGACCACCGGGCTAGCGGCCACCTCGGAAAGGTAGACCGGGTAGAGATCGGTGCGAAGGACCAGGCTCGTGGTGTCGGGGTCCGCGTCCAGGCTTCCCAATACTTCAGCCTGATAGGGAAGGGCGAGGGCCTGGTCCAGGTAGGCAGGGCCGGGAAGGGCCTGCACCACACGGGCGTTAGCGTATAGTTCTCTCTGCACCCGCATGATGACCTGAGTCCGATCAGGGGAAAGGTGAAAGACAAGGACGTCCGAGTCCCCCAGGAAGTAACCCACCTCGTAGTCCCACAGGAGCACCGGATCTACGCCGGGGAAGGGCCCCCGCATGGTGTAGGCCCCGGCCACGGGATCCCACTGGCGCACGTACACCTGGCCCTGGTACTCGTAGGCCACCACGTGGCGGGCGGCCTGGTCAAAGCAGAAGGCCAGATGGCGCACCTCCCGGGCGGGGTGGGGCAGAGGGGGCACCTCCACTTCAATCCAGACGGCCACGTCTGGGCCCCGGGGGTCGTCCAAGGCCCAGGGCCCTTCCCCCGGCACCTGGGCCTGGAAGAGGCGGAGGCCCTGGGAGCGGTCCAGGACCGCCATCCACAGGTAGCCCAGGAGGGTCCTGAAGGAGTTGTCCCCGGTCACGCCCATGGCCCGGGGGCCCCGGCTGTAGCGCACCTCCGGGAAGTACCCCTTGCCCCTTTTGCCCGCCTGGACAGGGATCATTGCATCAGAATCTGCACCTTGGCCGGCCCTTCCCCGGCGTCCCGGACTTCCAGAATCTCCAGCGCCCAAGAGAGGTCCAAAGCGGCCGCGGGAAGCAGGTAGTACGGGCCCACCCGTTGGGCCCCGGTCTCAAACCACAAGGCCGCCTTGGCGTCCCCTATGTTGACCACGTGCCCCCGGGTGGCGGGCTTCCCCAAGAGCCCGGCCACGTCCACCCGCTTGGCCTCCCCAGCCGCCTCCACCTGGGCGACCAGGGGAAGCCGAAGGGGGTCATGGCCCATCAGGGCCCGAGAAGGCCTCCCGTACTCGTAGCCCAAGATGCGCTCAATGGCCTCCAGGGAGGCCTTTATACAGGCCATTTCCGCCTTCATCTCTTCCAGGGCCACCTGGCCCTGGGAGATGAGGCGCTGGATTTCCTCTGGCTTCAGACCCAAGAGCTGGAGCATGTCCTGCCCTCCTTGGGCTCAGGTTGGGGGGCAAGGTCTGACGGCGTCAAGGCCTTGGTGGCCAAAAAGGCCAGCAGAGCCAGGGCCAGGACGTAGACCGTCAGGACGCCCAGGCCCACCCCCACCCCCTGCTTGTAGGCCTGCCAGAGGCTCACCCGGTTCTGGACCACCTCAACCTTTTCGCCCATCGCCACCGCCCACCACCGCACCAATCAGGGCCAGGATGAGGAGCACCCCTACCCAGATGAGGGCGCCCCCCACCACGAAGCCGGCACCGAAGCGAAGGCCATCACCAAAGCTCATTTCCCACCTCCCACTTTTTGCTCCATGCCCATGGCCCGGATGCGGGCCAAGGCGGCCTCAATCTGCTTCTGGGCTATGTCCCGGGGCAGGCCGGGGGCCATCTGCTGCAGGGCCTCCATGGCCTCCTGCAGCTTGGCCTGGGCCCGGGCCGCGGGGTCGTACTGACTCCCCACCTTCCGCCACTTCTCCTCCGTGGCCAGAACCGCCTGCTCGGCCAGCTTGGGAACGCGCTCGGAAAGCCACTTCTCGTAGTTGGAAAAGAGCATGCGCACCGCCGCCGCGAGCACGGGCCCCACCACGGGGATCGCGGAAAGGAGCCGGGTAATGGCCCCGGCCAGGAGGGCGATCAGCCCCGCCGCAAGGAGGGCCTGCACCAGCCAGATCACCCAGGTTTGCCCCGAAGGTACAAGGTCATGCCAGCTCACACCATCACCCCCAACCGCTTCACGCCCCCACGGCCTTGGCACCCGCACGGCGTGGGGACCACCGTGCCGTCATTGCAGGTGGCGATCACCTGAGGGCACACCTGCACGTCCGGGTCGGCGGGGGAGGGGGCGGCGGAAGGCCCGGAGGGGCCGGCCTTCCACCTGGCCACGCCCATGCCCACCACCGCCCCCGCCACGACCGCCACCAAAAGCCAAAGCGCCTT